TGTTGAAAATTTACGTGATGTCCCCGAATTTCGTCAGAACACGTTTGAATTTCGTGTCGTCACGAAATGTCAACGCGACGTGTATGACGCCAAAAATGAAACGGTGAAAACCAATTCGACAACAAACACGTTTCCGTCGTCCATGACATCCGACGCGATGGTGTCAAGGGTTGTGGATGCGATATTGTAAACGTTTGACCCAATTGTGTATTCCCCAGCAAGTCCCTCAAAATTGGTTCGAACAATGGTGTGCATACTCCACGCCTCCGAAATACTTTGCGAAAAACAATTCACAGAAAATTCAAATTCGTCGTTCACCGACGTCGTGTTTTTTGTGGGCGAAAACTTCGCGTCGGTTTGTTCAAACATCACCGCGGGCAACTCGGACCCTTGTTGCCTGAGAAATGGATAAATTCGCGCGCCTGTAATCGCACGCAAAACGGCGTCACCATTTAGCCGTGAATAAAGCAAGTCTAACATGTCACGTTTGTTTTTTGAATTCACGAACCAAAAATTCCCTGACACCTTTTTTGATTCTGAACGGTATGGTGTCACGGTAACGATTCAGGGTTGGCCGAACGAACGGTTGTTTGGGAACGCCCGACGTGACTTCTTTGGTTCGAACTAATTTGCCACCCTTTCCAAAAAAAGTAAATTCTCCGCGCGTTGTCCGTTTAGATGGCTTCACTCCCAGTTCAGCAAAGTGCGCCGTATATGAACGATTGGGTCCGCGGAATCGTGGTCCCAGACGCACGACCCACGATTTGGACCCGCGCGAATAGAACGTGATTGTCGCGATTGACTTTTTGAGGCGGCCGGATTTTTTGGGGGCCAACGACCGCATCGTGTTGAAAGCCGGCCGAAATGCCCGTTTCATGATTTGCCCAACCTCACGCCGGGCCACGTTGAACGGCATTTTTTCCAAGGCGCGGACGATTCGTGTTGCCTGTGATTCGTCAAATTTTGCCGACACTTTGACGGCATCCAACATAGGTTTGGCCATCGTCAATCGTCGTTGCGTGAACAAATCAATTTCATGAACCGTTTGCGGCCCATGACCAACACCCCGTCGACACGGTATGTTTGCCCGTCAAACTCAATTCGCGATTGTTCCGAAACCGCGGTGTTGTACCGAATGGTGAATTCCGTTCGCAACACCTGAACGACACGGTCGCCCACGGTAATTTCACCGGCGTTTCGGTCAAATCGTTTTGCGTATATGGTCGAAACTTTTGTGAATGTTTCGACCGGTTGGCCAAACGAATCGGTTGTGACCGTTGCGTTGTGCAGGTCAATCGGAGTGTCCAGTTCACCAATCCTCATCGAATGCGGCGCAATGATTTCACAATCGATTCAAACGCCAATGGCATCACAAACGGTCGGCCCGTTGCGACACCTCCGGCTTCGCGGTTTTCGTACAAATGCGCCAAATACAAAAGGCAAGCGCCTTGAAACAATTTCGACGTTTGTGTTGTGCTTGTTGAAACCAAATCGTCGTCACCCAAAATCGCGCATTCTAATTTGTACGGGTAAGGGTCGTCCAAGGCGTAATCGGTCGGGGATTGGAACGTCAATTTTTGTTCCAAGACCGACGGCGACGTGGCGTTGTGCGTGACGAACGCATCGTTCACCGTGATTGTTTTGGTTGTGTGTTGGTCTGAATTGTACGAAAACACGTTGACACGGTCCAACCGAAACGGCAGTTCCAAACGTTCCGGCAATGTATGAATGTAAACGTTGGCGGATTTGCTTTGAACGTGTCGACCCGTCAAGCCTTCGACGTATCGAATCGCCAATTCGCCCAACATGGCCACATGGTTTCGTTCATTGGACCCCACGTCGCCAATGTCCGCGCGCAAATGTGACTCCACAATGTCAACGCCGCCCAACAACGTGAGAGAGTCGAGAGCGTAAAAATACTCGATTCGAATGTTTTCCATTGTCGTGTGTTTTGTCGCCGCCATGGATTCGAACCACGCAAACCGCATCCAGACGCGGACGGCGAACCGCAACGTGTGCGGCCCCAAGGAATTTGGGAAAAACAAACCGCCGGCCGGATTGCCGGCGGTTCGTGTTGTGGTCTAATTACGAAACGCCTGTCATCGCCGTGTCCGCAGTCAAGCCGGCCAAAATGGCGCCTGAACCATTGCGGCGAATCTTGCCGTCGAAATATGCGTCGGCCACAATGCGGACAACGCCCTTCAAATTTTCCGTGAATGGGTCGACACTTACCGAAACACCGGCCCATGTGCACATGACAATGTCGGACGCGTCACACATGACGATTGGTGAAACGCTTGCAATTGTATCGTTTGCGTCGGCGTCACCAAAGAACGTCGCACCCAATTTTCCAGTCAACGCGGCCAATTGTCCCGTGTGATATGCTGGGTGACCCATGATGGTTGACGCCCCTCCGGCAATATTTCCGGCCGCGGGAATGAAACCACCGGCGTCGGCCGTTTGTGCTTTCAAATGCGCCATCAACGCGGGCGTCATGAAGAACACCGGACGAAGGTTGTCAGGGTTGCCGCCTAAGTACGTGCCCTCCAAACGCGCAATGTCCGCAAACGAAGTAGCCAACGCGGACGCGGGGTCGTTCGTTTCGTCAATGCTTCCAACCTGAATTCGCGACGCCGTTTCCAAATCGGAAACGACACCGTTCAAAATGTGGTTGTCCATCTTTGCGGCGATTGCGGCGCCCAAGTCACGACCAAACAAATCGTCAAGGTTTCCGTTGACGGAATACATGAGATTTTTTGACACGTCAACCGCGGCCGCGCAACGGGTTGGTTTCAATGTCTTTCGTGTGAACGCACTTGTTCCGGGCGTCACGCCATCGGCCTCGGTGTTGTCCCCGGCGTTTCCGCCTGACAAAACCGCCGCGTTTCCGGGCATGACCGGCAAATCCACGTCACCGGCAAAACCGGACAATTGGGTGACACCGGCGTTGGCCAAAACGCTTTTGCTTTGCAATGACATCGCGATGTCACTTTGGTTGACCTGAACGCCTGAACCGGTGGCGTGAACATTGGTCGCGCCGTCATCCACACCATACGCGGTGCGCTCGCCGTACGCCAACCACGAAGGAATGTTGAAGTCACCACGGACGGCAACACCGCATTCGATGGCTTCTTTCCTCGCTTCGGCATCCATTTCAGCGGCCAACCCTTCCAGACGATTTGCCATGGCGCCTTTCACGCCTTCGCTGATGCTGAATCGCTTTTGGATTTTGGCGCGTTCTTGGGTTTCGCCTGAACCGGTCGAGAACGACACGGGCGCGGCGGTGGCCTTTAAAGCGGCCTCCATTTTTTCGGCCCGTTCAATTTGTTTGTCCAAATCTTCGATTTCGGACATGATGTTTTCGGACGCTTCGATTTCGTCCGCGGTAAATTCCCGCGCCTCACCTTCGGCGGCCTTTACCATTTCATCCAAGGCGGACACGCGTTCGCCCCGGATTTCTTGCAATTGTTTCGCGTTTTTCATTTTCTTTTGCGAATTTGTTTGATTCGATGTTTCAAAACGGCCGAACGAATCTTTGCGCCGTGGGTTTGTATTTTGTCGCTTGGGGCCGTTTCGGGGCCATCCTGCGTGTTTTCTTTGCATTCCGAAGGCTCACACCCGCAATTGGGACAATCGTCGTTTGACGGGCCGGGAATCGCGTCGAGAGAACGCAACACCGACGTCGCGTCCGAATACGCGCCAACCGTGACCACGGAAACGTCAACCAATCGCGCCACGCGATTGATGGTGCGCAAATCCTTCATGCCTTCGCGTTTTTCCCACGAATCGCCATCCGCGCCCAACATGAACGCGAATGACGCGTCGCGGACAATTCCGCGTTCCATCAGTTCTACCAAGTCGCGACCGGCGGTCGTGTCTGGGATGGGGAAGGAATAACGCAAACCGGTGTCATCAACTGACAATTCCAAACCGGCGCCAACCTTCGCCAATGGTTGCAATTGGTTGTGATTGAACACGGCAACAACCGGGTCGTCCAAACGACCTTCGAACGCGCCGGGCGCAATGACTTCGGCAAATGCCCCAATGTCGGTTTCGGAATTAAAGACGGCCGCGTAACCTTCAACGCGGCGTTCATCCTCTTCGTGTTTGTAGCGAAGTTCCAAACGGCTCGTCGTTTGAAATCGACGTTCCGTTTTCATGTTCTCGAATTCACGATTGTACGAAGGCAATTCGTCGTCACCCGTGGCGTCGTCATGTTCTGCACATGCCATGTACACGGTTTCACCTTCCAATTCATGCGTGTGGAAACCTTCGCATCCTTTTTCTTCGGCGTGTTTCAACGCGTCCTCTTTGTTATCAAACACAGGTTCGCCGTCAATCGTGCCAACCTTTTGTCGTTCATCTTCCATTTTGTCGTTGCTTTTTAGGGGATGGCCCGTCGGGAACAAATCTGTGTCGTGTTTGCCGCTTCGAAATTTTTCGTTTTTCAAAGCGTAAAGGAAAGAATTTAACCGGGCATATGCCCATTGTTCAGGACTCGAAACCGAAGGACGGACCGACCCCGGATTTGTTTTGTACGCACCGACGCCGCGTTTGAAAACCTTTGCCGCCATGGCGTACGTCGCGCGGTGAATTTTGTCGTCAGACCTCAATTTGTCGTTGTATTCGTCGACCTTGTTTTCGATGCCTTTTTTGACGGCTTCGCTGAATCCGTCCACACCGCCAACGGATGCGCGTTGATTCTGGACAACTTCGCGAATCGCCTTTTTCATTGTCGATTCGCCGATGTCCAGAACGACACCCCATTTGATTGCGGCGACGACGCCGGCGATGTTGCTTTTGGTGGCATTGTCACCGGGGAATTGGGAACCGTCGCCGCGATGGCGGGCCGCCCACGCTTCACGTTCCCGAATCCAGTCCAACACGGTTTTGGAATCGTCACCGTCCAACGCCCGCGTCCAAAGTTTGAACGCCTCATTGCCGCGGATGTTTCCGCCGGCCTTCCAGACGTCCGGGTTGGACTCTTTCAAACGTTCCGCAAATGCTCGGTCGAAGCGGTCGAAATTGGAATTTCGAAGGGACACGGCTTTGTCGTCGCCTTTCTTTGGGAAATTCGTCATTGTTCCGCCGGTTCGGGGTCCGCGCCGAATGAATCCAACGGGGCCAAATTCAACGGGACAAAATGACGGTCGCCGCCTTCAATTGGATTGAGGTTTTCCAACGCTTCGCGCGCCTCATTGATGGACACAACGCCGTCACGAATCAACGCCGTAAAGTATTCGCCGCGGGTCTTTGCATCAGCGCGCAACAACGACGCAATGTTGAACCGACATTCAACCGAAGATTGTTCCCGTTCGGGAATCAATTTCACGGTCACTTGTTGTTGAATGCGACGCAACAATGGCGCGATGGTATATTGTGCAAAGAAAATTGATTGTTGTTCGACGTTGTTGTATGTGACGGACGAATCCAAGCCAATCAACGCAGGTGAAACGCCAAACGCTGAACAAACCATTTCGGCTTGAAATTTCCGCGTCTGGATGAATTGCGCCGATTCGGGCGCCGTTCCGATTCGTTCGTATTTCATCCCGTGCTCAAGAATCGCGGTCCGGTGTTGATTGCGCGCGCCGTGATAACGGGCGGCCCATGACGCCGACAAACGTTCAAATTGTTCGTCGGTCAACGCGTGGTCGGTTTGGATGATTCCGGACACGTTGCCACCTGAACCAAAGAATGTCGAACCGAAGTTTTCCGCGGCCCGTTCAAGGGAAATTGATTCACGGTGTTGTTCAATCAATGACACACCACGGAACCCGCAAACCATGAACAATTCGTCGTCAACGTACACGGTTTCGTTGTCCTCCAAAATGTACGCCGGACGACCGTCCGCCAATTCCGTTTCGTTCATGCTTGCCGCGTCAACGTAACGAAGGCCCAAAACACGGGCGTTGTTGTCGCGCTCAATCACGGCGAATCCCTTCCCGTACAAATAGGCGTCCGAAATTATTTTCTCCCAAAGGTCGAACGCTGTCATCCCGGCCGTTGGCGCCACCTTCAAAATCTTGGACAACGGGTGTTCGATTTTCGTTTGACGTTGGCCGTCAACTGCGAACATGTCGACGTCAAGTGACGCGACGGTGTGGGCAATCTTCTGAACACACGCGCGGACGGTTGTCGAGGCCAACGCCGTTTCGGGCGTCACCACATTTCCCCCAGACGTTCCGCCGAATATCGTTTGAGCGCGGGCGGCTCCTAAAGCGTTACCATACGAACGCGACGCGGGTTGCGGCGCTGAATCTTCTGGGATTTGCACCCGTCCCAACAATCGGTCAAACCATGACATGTTCGCAAAAATGCGAATTCACCTTTGAATTTGCATGTCGATTTGAAAACTTCAATTCACAGATTCCGCACGAATTCAAAAATCATTGAAACGCAAAAACCAAAACAAATTGTGAACGCTACTATTTCGGACGGGGACATGACGTCGTTGGTGGTTGGTTGGACAACATTTGCAAAAAATCAGACTGGTCCAAAATGCCGTTCCCGTTGAAATCGAACAATGACGCGTTCGAACCGGGCGTGACCTCACACCCAAAGTTCGTCAAGAACAACAACAAATCCATGATGAAGTCGGACCACATGCGTTTGTGTACGCATGCGGCCCGATTCGGGTTTGGTTTGTTTGCTTGTTTTTTGCTTCGCTTTGAAAGGTCACGCGTTGCGGCGTTCCTCAAACCGACGGTTTTGTTCGGCCTTCAACGCCTCAAATCCGGGCGACTTGAACGTGACGGTTTGAACTTCGACGTGTCCGCCCAAGGCCAATTCGAGATTGGTCACAACAAATTGCATTTTGGCAATTTCGTCGCGTTGTGCCAGACGTGTTGCTTCGTCCTCGATTGTTTCGAGATGCTGACACGCTTTGCGAAGATTGGTCTTTGCGTCCATAACCATGTCGACCATTTGAGCACGGGTGTAATTTGCGCGAATGGCGCTAATCAATTGAACTTGGGAATCCATTGGGTGTGTGTTTTTGTTTGACATGACACAAACATACACACACAATCAACAAACCACCAAATTTTCGGCAAACTTTTTTCAAAATTTTTCGTCGCGCCATGCGTCAAACGCGTCGTCGTCTGGCGTGGGATGCGGTCGCCATTGGCCGGAACCACCGCAACGGTCGCACACAACCCAATGTGGTGAACCGGGCGGGTCAATCCATCCGCCCGCCCCGTTGCATTCGGGGCAATCAGTACACGACGCCATCGACAATCCGCATGTTTTGAAATGAAAACGAGCCAGATTTGCGGATGTCTACAAATCCGAATCCGTGGTTCCATTGGTTGTGTTGAAGGTAGTCGGGCGACAAATCGCACAAACAACCCACCGACCACGACGTTGAAATTTTGCCGTTGATGTCTTTGGTTGTGAACTCGGATGTCCGGTGGAAATGACCACAGACGGACGAATGTTGCGTTCGCAAATGCAACCATCGCGCCGGATGTTGGCCGCCAGAACCCCGACCGACTTCATGGCCATGAACAACGAACAACTTTCCAAACCGTGCAATCCGCCAATCTTCGACGTAATTCACCGACAATCCCGCGTCCGACAACACCCGGTCCAAACTGAAGGACGGGACACCCAAAAGTTCAGGCGCACGCGCCGCCAAATATCGGTCGAACCGGTTTTCGTGATTGCCCATTTTGGCCCAAACGTTGGCGTCTGGAAACGCGGTCGCGACGGCGTCAACAAACGATTTTGCCATTTCAAGTTCGTCAACAAATCTTCGTTCGCGCGGGTCTTTTTCAAATGAGGATAACGAATAGAAATCCAAAATGTCGCCATTCAACCAAACGTCCGTCACTTTTTCTTGCAAACCAAAATCAATCGCGGCCGCGATGGCTTTGTTGTCGTGAAATGGAATATGAATGTCGGACAAAAACAACACCCGACGCGGCCCCTTTATTTGCAACGGTGCGCGTGTCATGCGCTTGTTCGGTTTCGGCAAATTGAACCGCGCTTTCATCCCACGGTTTTTTCAATTGTTCGACCGGCAAAGTAAGCGCCAAAGACGGTCAACAACAACGTTTCGAAAATGCGGGACGAAGTTTCATCAATTTGGAACAATGACGGCGCGATGGCATTGGCGAAAACAAGAATCACGAAACCACACGTCAAGGAAAGCAAAACCAAGGGTCGAACATTTTTTGACAACCACGAATCCGATTTCATGTCGGTGGACCATTGGCCCGCGACATCGACCCCGACAATTTCGCGTGTTTCGGTCATTGCAATTTCGAAGGCGTCACGCTCTGGTTTTTTGAACGAGCGTGTTTCAATCAACAAGGCGATTGAATCCAAAAGGAACCCGGCCGGAATCATGTCGGCAAACGCCCGCAAAATGTCGGGCGCGTAACGACGCAACCAAACGCCAACGGGCGTCGACCGAATCGTTGTGGCCTTCAACCCCGACGTTCGATTTTGTCGTTCTTCGGTTTGTTCGCTTTGTTGTTTGAAACGATTGCGTTCACCGCGGCGTCCAACCAACCAAAAACCACGACGTCGTCGGCCGTTGTCGGTGTCAAGTTCGCGACGATTTTCGCGATTCCCAGAATGGCCAACAAAAGTTCGGCCCAATTTTGAATGATGAAATCCATTCCGCAATGTTTGAAAAAAGCGTTTCATTGTCTGGTTTCATTTTGTAAGGTTGCACAGATACGCGATGTGGTTTTTGATGGCCGTTTTCGACGGGTTGCGGTCCTCCATTGGGTGTCGACGATTCAACCGCGCCCGTGTCGCGATTTCGTCCAATTCCGAATTTTCAATTTCCACCGTTGCGTCGTGTAGGTACTCAACAACCAAATCAATTTCGACAGGGTCACCAACACTTTGCAAAACCAAACCGGCCACCATACGACGACGCGCCATGTTTTTTTCATGGCCCGACGCATCCGCCGCCGCCCAAAGTTCGTCGAAATCTTCAACGGTCGACATCTTCAACCCCGTGGTGTTCATCCTCACTGATGACGCCGGCGTGCGCGTACAGTCCGACAACCTTCAAAACGGCGCGTGACAACGCGCGTTTTTCAGCCATGGCGAACGGGTATTTGGTGCGGTTGTTTTGTGGCGAGGCTTCGCCGTACGTTTCAACCGTCAACACGTTGTCCGTTTCTTTGTCGGTATGTGTGGCCTTTGCTTTTATCACCACAAATCCCGGATTGTCCGACACGACTTCAAAGGTCACAACAACGCCGTGACGCGCTTGAATTTTTTCGATTCCAGTTCGTGTGATGATTGCGAATTGAGGCGACATGAACACGTCGTCGGTCGTCAAGCCATTTTCGACAAACAATGTGTTGAGGTGTTCGCGTTGGCTTTTGGTCAATTTCTTTTTCATGACTTTGGTTTTCACATTCCGAATCGTTCGGAACCACAATTTGAACAATGACCCGTCGGAGTGTTGAACGTTGCCGTTTCGCAAACTGGACAATATATTTTCAACGGGACGTTTTGCAAACGGTTGATTTCCATTTCCAATTCAATGATTCTGGCGGCGCGGTCCGCGGCGGCCCCCATGGCCGCGCGACACGCGCGCGCCTCACACGTCAACGCATCGTCCAAGGCGTACGAATGAAGATACAAACGACGGACAAGGTGGACGGCCTTTTGTAAGTGTTGCCGAACGTCATTTGGCAAATTGCCCCACGTTTCCAATTCGTGTTCAACCAAATCGGCCCAGCCGGCCGCGTGTGTCCTCACCCACATTCGGTCCAAAAAATCGCCGTGTGAAGATTCACGGCGGGCGTTTACGGAACCAATTTTTGAATGTCCGTTTTCAATGTTTGAATCCATTGTTCCAATGTTGTGATGTGGTCCAGATATTCGGACGCCGACGCCACATGGTCGACGGTGAATCGCAAACCCAAAATGGTTCCGGTCAATAATTCATGGGCATCGTTCCAACGGTGTTCGTTGGCGTGTTCCGATGCGCGTTCCAAATCTTCAATGAGCCACATTTGCATTGTTCCGGGCCAACGTGTACGGCCAACCCATTTTGACAACCGTCCAATTCGGTCGGCCATGAATTCACCATGGTTTTTCTTGGTTACAAAATCCGATGTCGCAACGGGAAAAATCAACGATTTGGTTTCCATGTGGACAATTTAGGTCCAAAAATTGTTGGTTGTGTGACAATTGAGAAAATAAAGCGACCCGGCGT